AAGAAAAGCAATCGCTGTTGAAAATTAAAAAGAGCGCGGGTACAGACATAGATATATGGGCAGCTCGATCAATTGCAAAAGCCTTTGATAAGCTTAAGATCCCTTACCCTCTGACCGAGAAGAGTAAGGAACCCTCTTTTACTCAGAATTGGCTGACTAATTGTAAGGCACCCATAGCAAAGTTGATTCGTGAAGCAAGGGAAGTGAGCAAGTTTCATTCTACTTTCATCGATTCAATATTTAAATTTGAACATAAAGGGAGGATCCATGCAGAAATAAATCAGCTTAGAGGCGACTCTGGTGGTACCGTCAGTGGTCGCTTAAGTTACGCCCATCCTAATTTACAGCAGGTTCCAGCCCGGAACAAGGACCTCGGACCCAGGATCCGATCTCTCTTTCTGGCTGACAGGGACTGTCGATGGGGATCCTTTGATTATTCACAACAGGAACCACGCCTTGTGGTTCATTATGCTGCTAGTATTGGTTTCTCTGGATCTAACGATTTAATTAAAGCCTATCAACAGGAAGATGCAGATTTCCATCAAACCGTAGCGGACATGGCAGGCATACCTAGATCTCAAGCTAAAACAATTAACCTGGGAATTTTTTATGGAATGGGCAAGAATAAACTTTCAAGAGAACTTGGAATTGATAAGCAACAAGCTGAACAAATTTTACAAGAGTATAACCAGCGCGTTCCTTTTGTTAAACAACTCGCAAACAATGCTACGGATGCAGCTGATAAGAATGGTGCGATCTGGACTCTCAAAGGAAGGAAATGCAGGTTTGAAGAATGGGAACCATCTTCTTTTGGTCTTCACCAAGCGACAACATTTGACGATGCGGTTCAAAAATACGGGCGCGGTAATATTAAAAGAGCTTACACTTATAAAGCACTTAACCGGCTGATCCAGGGATCGGCAGCTGACCAGGTCAAACAAGCTATGATTGATTGTGCGAAGTGTGGGTTTTATCCAATCTTACAAATTCACGACGAGCTTTGTTTCAATCTTAAATGGGAAGCTCTCGAACCTCAATATAAACAAATTAAAAAGATTATGGAAAATTGTATCCCTGAGTTGAAAGTCCCCTCTAAAGTCGATATATCTATTGGAAAGAACTGGGGTCAAACAGATGAAATTACATGATTTACATATCAACGCGGGAGAATGTCCAACGTGTCATCAGGAGACACATTTCAGCCCCACTTTTACAAAACATATCTATCGTTGCGAAATTTGTTTGAATAAAGTTAAACAACAAGTTAATGGCAAAATAATCTACAAAGAAATTCCTATTCCACCAATCTTTCTTCCTTAACAACCCGGGTAGGAGTCCTGCGTTACTTCTAATTCTGTCTTAGCATCAGTAACACATTGATTATTGATTTGTACTTTTAAATCTTTAACCTTGATATCCATCCATTGCATTTCAGGGGTTACTGCGCTCTGCTTCAACACTTGGTTGGCCCATTGATGCTCCAATGCTAGTTTTTCCTGTACTAACTTGTGTAGTGACATCCGGTATTACCTCCTCATAAGTTACAAAGCACTTATTGGGTGGCCTAAATTTATCGTAAACAAACTTGACCTTCTTTTTGTTTAGCTCATCCGCAAATGTGTCCAAAGCTTGTTCATCATTTTTGGCCTTTAAGTTGTGACTGGCGTACTTATACTGATACCAGACCTTAAACCGATAAGCCTTCATAGGAAAGTATATGACGGAATGAGACAGTCTTGTCAAGCCCTATGTTTAAATAGGTCAGTTATACTGCCCTTTTGAATAAGTTTTCACTGGTATACAGGTATATTTAGTAGCAATCCGATTTTCATTTACATATTTGTACCCAGCTTGTGCCAGAAGCTTTTGAGATTCTTTATGCGCATCTCTAGCGCATTCATACCAACTATCGTACCCAGTAGGGTACTCTTTGGGTCCTATACAGCTTTGGCCGTTGGCAAAAGAACATAGCCATATTAACAACATATATTTCATAATTGAGGTGTACGCTTTTAGTTTCACCTTGTAAATAAAGCCTTGCATAATAATGGGATTTATTGTAGCTTCGTGGGATGGAGGATCTATGTTTACAATAGACGAAAAAGACATATTCAATAAGGATATGAAAGTAATGCTGCAAAGTATTAATGATACCTATGCAGCAGGAGTAAAAGCCGGGAGGCAACAAGCGTTTAAAGAATCTCAGCAAATTGTGAAAAACGTTTCTGCTGATCCAGTTAAACCGCCAATCACTCCGGTGAACACGAACAAATTTACCGTGAGCTATGACTCGATTGACCAGCTCCTTACCTTAAAAGTGGGGGACGATGTGCGCAATACTCATCACAGTAATGTACCTCATCTTAAATTCGAGAGTGCTTTAACCTTAGTGAAAGATATGTTTGCTAAGTGGAATGAAGTGATGGGAAAAAAGAACGGTAATTAATGGACATTAACACCATAGCAAGAGAAAATATCAAAACACTCATGCATCAAAAAAAAATATCGGTGGAGGATATAGTAGAAAAATATAAGATTGCTAAGTCCACGATGTACACCTATCTCATTGGAAGTCGAAAGATATCTTTAGACAAATTGGATATTTTAAAAGAGGCTTTAAATGTTAGTTATGCTTTGCTCTTAAGCAAAAATTTTTATGATATAAATCATAAAGCCAAGACGGATTATCATTCGTTGTATAGTAATGGCCGATATTATTCACGTTTATCACCACAAGAATTCGTGGAAAGAGGCAGGGCCATTCATTTTTACAGAGTTATTGCCAGTGAAAAGAAAACCTTACAAGAGTTAGGAACCATGTTTAATATTTCAAGGGAAAGAGTTAGACAAATCCAAAAGGAAATTTGGCAACGAAAATTAGATAAGCAGACAAGGGAAGCAAATGAGTCGCCAAACTAACGGAACATCTTACTGCAACTGGGTTGCTTTTTCTAAAGGAGTGCATGGCATTCTGAAGGAAGTACCCAGCGAAGCACCGAAGACCGATTTTCGCTGGGAATACGCAGTCAAAAAATTAATGGGTATGGTCTTCGAACCCGAAGGAGGAATCCGAGGCTATCATTTCTTTGACAAGGATGCAGCCAACGATCTAATTCAATCAGAAATGAAACGTAGGAAAAAGAATGAATAAACTAAAGAAAAAAAGTTGGAAGGATGTTGAAAACCTTTGCAAACAAAATAATATTTCACCGCAAGATGCACTTACCATAGTGATATGTGAAAAAACGAAAAAAGAAGTTAAAGATGTAGAAAACGAATTAGAACTTAAATGGGCAAAGCAGCTTGGTATAGCAGAAGCATATTTAAAAAAGGAAAAACAAGAACAAAAATGAATAAACAACGTATTAAAATTTTGAAGGAGGCCATTGCCTGGTTCAAAAAACAAATCGAGCCGCATGATTGTGGCTGGATGTATACTACGATCGATGGACTTAAACATTACATTAAGGAATTAAAACATGATCAAAAAACTAAAAAATGAATTAACTATCATAGCTGAAGATATTACTCTTGCTCAATGGAACACCTTTGTCATTGAAACTAATTTGATGATAGAGAACTGGCGAGGAGGCGGACCTAAATTTAAAATTCACACTCCTGGCTTTGACAGGATTATTAAAAGAGGTAAAGCGCAACCGGGAGATAAGATCCTATTAGAAAATGATTAAAGGAACTCTCATAATGATGGCAATCTTAATGATTATCTCACCTTTTTTTCGTGTGGTAATATTAGTTTTGATTGTGTGCGGGCTATGGGCAATGGTATAATATGGGATGGAAATATGATGATAAACAAGCTGATAAAATGGTGCGTCTCCATGATCAAGAAGGTTTGTCCTACCGAACCATCGGTAAAAGATTCGGTACGGATGCCGGACACACACGAACCATTGTACGAAACCGTCGATCCCTACTTGGAATCGCTGGGAGCTCTAATCGCCCAGGGACAAGACGCAGGAGGAATAACAAAGGAACAAATGCAACAACTCAAGGAGAAACATAATGGACATCAATAAGTGGAAATCGGTCGCGGTACGTAAGCCAACGTGGCATTTACTGCAAGTTCTATGCTTTAAAGAATACAGGAATCCAGCGTCTTTCATTGAACTTTTAGTCGATAAAGAAGTGGAAAGACGGGCTAAAGAAAAAGGAATGAAGAGTCTAGACTATCAGACGAAAATTGAAAAGGAGTATGAAAATGGCGACAAAGGAAAGAAATCTAAGCCTCGAAAAAAATAAGGAATGCCCCAGTTGTAATGGCAACGGGTACGTTGCGCTCGAACCGCTAAAAAAGGACTTGTATAAAAGTGAAGAAAACTTTATATCTTGTTCTATATGCACTCTAGAGGGTGCCAGAACAGCGGACAACGGACCAGTAGCAGTTAATTTACACTAGGGGCAGCATATCAATGAGTTACCATCATCGATCTTCCAAATTCTGCCCCTGGTTAAACAGGAGCTATGATTACAATATCACCCAGTCCCACTCATTTAGTGCCCGAAGAACGACTTTGGAAAGCAGTCCTATGGAGAGCTTTCGATGATTGTACTTATACTGGGTACGAACGAACTCTCATCGTGGCTAAAGACGAGGCCATCAAATGGTTTAAAGAACGAGCTCAAGATTTTATTGAAGTGTGCAGCTTCTCTAATTTTGACCCGGGCTATGTTTATCGCAACTACACTAAACTTTGGAAAATAAAAAAAATAAAATATGAAACTCACCAGACAAGATACCTTAAACACAGAGAAAAATATTTAAATGATCGAAGGAGACAGCAAAGAGTACAATCTTCTCACTAAGGCAGCTGAACGCGTAGCTAAGTTAGAATCAAAGCAACCCTTACTCACAGCTGAAATCGGAGTCAGACGAGGACTCGGCACTAAAATTATAATAGAGTATATCCGACCCATTCACTCGGGATTACATTTCCATATTGGAATCGATCCGTACGGAGATCTAAGATATCCTCACTCGGATAAGGGCGAGCCTCTTGTTGCAGATTATAATAGTAAAATGAAAAGTGAACATATGAAAGATTTTGCTGATAAGGAAAATTATCAGTTTCTTAATCTTACTGATATGAAATTTTTTGAAAAGTATTTTAATGGAGTAGTCTTTTATAACCAGGGAAAAGAATATCATCTCAATACCTACCATCTCGTTCACTTTGATGGACCACACATAACTCCTGCAGTGGTGGCCGAGACTGTTTTCTTTGCCCAACGATCTGTGGTAGGTGAATTCGTCACCAATGGCGAACGTAAAATGATTATGGAAAGGAAAAAATGATAAAGAAATTAATCCTATCCGGATCCATATTGATATGGTGCACCAGTTGCTCTCAGTTTTCGCTCCTAGCAAGTGGGGGTTCTTTGGCCCTCAGCCAAAATAGTTATGCTAAAATGTATAATGCGGTAGACATGTTAACGATGATGCACACTAAAAAAGGAATAAAGACACACATTTATGAAAAAGGGAAAACCTACCTATACGACGGTACAGTGGGACTCGTTAGACGACCCCGATAAATTCCGCGATGCCGATCGAATCGAAGAAGCTCAAAGGATTCCTTTAACGGAAAGCCAACGAACGCTGCTGGAACAGGAAAATAAAGAATTAAAAGAAGATCAAAAAGAAACACAACAGATTCCTTTGACTGAATCTCAAAAGGCTCAGGAACAATTGGAACCTATTGAAAAAGGTGTTTGTGTGACAGGTGAATTGAGGAAAGCTAGAGAAAATGATAGAAAAAAGGGAAAAATTAACAGCAGAAAATAAAGAAAGCCTTATTACCAAACTTCACGATGAGTGGCTGACAAAAAATGGATATTCAATCAAAGCAACAAGGAGGATACGTGGAAGATCTACGACGAATGATCCAGGCAGTCAAAAAGGAAACTAAATGGAGGGATATTTTTAAGATCGTTGATGAAGCGCAGCGTAGGCTCCGAACAGGAGAAGAGCCGGATCCCAAGTTTATAACGAGTGTAAGTGAACGTCCTACTTATATTAAGCACTGGGAGACATCTCTTCCTGATGGCAATCAAATAAGAATCTTGTCTGAAACCGGACTCGAAATTATTAACTGCCGATGGAAGAAGTATAAACGAAATAATCGCTTGAAAGAAGAGAAAGAAAACAGTACAAATAATTGAAGTACATTCATATATTTGTACTCTTTTCAGAGGGCGGGGCGCGAGAGTTAACCGCCCTCCTAAAACATTAAGGAGGATTAATGCCAAAAAAGAAAAAGAAGAAAAAAGATAAAAAGAAAAAATCTAAGAAAAAGAGGAAATAATGCCAGTAGTCGGTAAAAAACATTTTGCATATACTAAAAAAGGTAAAGCTGCAGCTAAGCGATATGCAAAGAAAAAGAAAAATAAAAAATAGTGAAAAAGATAATCAAAAAGATTAGAAAAATAATGGCTGAAATAGGTAAGCTTGAAGCTAAAGAAGAAGGACTTCGAGAAGATCTAGATAACGCTGTTGATGAGCTAGAGGACCAGGACGATATAAGCTAGAATGAAAAGCTTTATTGAAAGCTTCATTGATGTGGGATCCGGGTTTATCCTGGCCATCCTAATCCAGTTATATATTTTCCCTTTTTTTGGGCTCTACCCTACAATTTTAGACAGCATAGGAATCGCTTTGATCTTTACCGGAGTGAGTATTACCCGGTCATGGATTTGGCGGTTGTTTTTTAAAAGAATTAGTGTATATAAGAGCTAGTAGATTTTCATAACAACTTATGAACATCCCCTTCAGGTGAGCAATACACAAGTTGCTCACCTGTTTATAACTCGTTCTATATGTGGACCAAGAATACAACTATGACTTTTAAGATCGCTCTCATTTTATTCACAGCTGCTTACTGGGGCATGGTCATGTATAACTTCGAACCGTTCTAAATTAATATTTTCAATGGCACTGAAAATTGCAGTGGGGCTGCAATTTCCGCTCTCTATATAGATACTCTGAAGTACAACACCTCTTTCAAGTACTTTTACCTCAATAGTACCCAGAAACACAGAAAAGTACTAATAACATAACAGTACCAACAACTATTCTTTCATAGTAGTACCCAGAAAGTACACAGAATTTCATACTACTATAGGTAAGTCTAGAGGGCTGGTGACCTTTTACCTCTTATGATATATATTTAGTCTAGATTATCTTATACAGGAGCTAACAGTGGACAGGACAGGTTTAACTATACCCAATAACAAGAAGACTCATTTACATTTGACGCCTAAGCAGCGGACATTTGCGGAAGTCTTTGTGGCTAATTATCCAGATATTACTAAGAAGAAAGCAGCAGAGAAAGCTGGATATGCTGTGGATACCTGTGAGAAATGGGGTTCGTTGCTGACTAATCCTGACAAATATCCTCATGTTGTTTCTTATATTGAATCCATGCGTGAGAAGGGCGTTAAGTATTATAAAGATTACCTAAGACATTTAAAACGTTTGGATAATTTGTCCGACACTGCTGAAGGAAAAGGACAGATGTCTGCAGCCATTAATGCTGAGTTTAGACTTGGCCAGGCAGCGGGTTTCTATATTGATCGTAAAGAGATTAAGACGCAGAATCTATCGGCGTTGAGTAAGGAAGATTTAGTAAAAGAAATAAGGAGTCTGAACCATGAGCTTGGTGAGAACAAGATTATCGAGGTTTCAGCAGAAGAAGCTACAATCGTTGAAACAGACGATGAAGAGGACAAATAAGTTCTCGGATTTTCTTGCTGTTATAAATTTCATACATAATCCTGACATGATAAGTGCGCATGTGGGAAAGGTGATGGTTCATGTTGAAAAGAAGAATTAAAATTGGATATGAGGATCTTGGAATTAAACGTATTATTTTTAAAGACAAAGGCTCACACCACACTTTAGGAGAGTATGATTCAGAGGCCAGGAAGATTTACATTAAGAAAACTCTTACGGGTGTTGAAGAAGGGAATACGTTTTTACACGAAGTATTGCACGCTGGGCTGGAGATTTCGGGGTTAAGCGCTGACGGTGGTCCACTTAAAAATCAAAAACAAGAAGAGCTTACAGTTAACGCATTGACAAATTTGTTAACTCAGGTTATCCGTGATAACAAATGGTTCTTACCTTATCTTTTTTCCACTATTAATGGAGTAGTTAATGGCAAAAGGTCCCGAAGCAAAGCTGTGGCAGCAACTCAAAAAAGGTTTAAAAAACTCACATTTAGTGCGAATAGAAAGTCGAATAGGTCTCGGGGTTCCCGACGTTAACGGGTGTACTAATGGACAGACTTATTGGTTGGAGCTCAAGGTAAGTAAAGGAAAACACATCCCACTCTCAAAGTATCAAAAGGCTTGGATTTACGAGCGTTCTAAAGTTGGAGGCAAAGTTTTTGTGTTGGTAACCACCCTCAAGGAATGTTCCTTAAAGGTTTACGATTGTAGTGTGGTCCTCCGCGGTTCTGGATTGCCGTTTCCCGTTTTAACGTTAGAGCACCCGTATGATTGGTCTAAACTAGAACAGCTGCTGGGCTCGGCCAGCTCCCATCCTGGAAAGCCCGTTTCTCGTTGACAGTCCATGATTCTAGAAGCTTTGTTTATACATCGGCGTCCGGCGCCGGCGGCTCTTGGCAGCCGTGAAGAAAAATTTGACATTACATTGTAGATGGGCTATCGTGGGATATAACAGAGCACAGTAAAACGAATGTCAGTCTCCGCTGGAGCAGTTCGGGCGCAGTGCACCTGTCGGGGGTATGGAGTTCCCAAATTCCCGTTCCCGTTTTCACCCTCATTAATAGTGTTTTTAAATAATATATATGAAAAGTTCCCGCGGGCTCCGCGCGAGACCAGGTAAAAAGAAGTGCGTCTTTCCTCACTTTTTTTAACTGCAGGTGAGCTGTCCTGGATCGGGAGATGGAAATGCCGTAATTCCCGTTCTGTTTCCTAGTGTTTTGGGGGTTGTTTAAACATATATGCATCAGGGCCAGGAGTCCTGGCAGCAGGATGAATGTGCTGGATAAAGTGATTGACTTCAGGATGGGATATGATAAGTTTTCAGATGGTAGCTCATTGAGAGAATTCTAAACATACCAAAATGTTTGGCTCCTGTTTCTTGGTGGGCTGCCTTGAAAAGGAGCAAATATATGAACATCAAAGAATGGTTGAGCAAGGAGGAAAA